TTGAAATCGTTTTTTTGTAATTTGAATATGATATCCTTCTCTATCAGTATATTCTAATTTACAAAAAGTATCTATATTATTATTTTTTCCAGTCTTAATAATATCAGTAACAATATCATTTATTTTTATCATTAAATTACTTTGCAATTCATCTAATTCATCTACTGTTTTATATAAACCTTTTATAAAAATAGAACCTTTAATTTCGAAAATATTATATTTACATGCCGAATCGATATCAATTATACTATTATAATAATTTATTATTTCATTAATTTTAGAAATATCATTATTATATTCTAAAATTTCAAAAATATCTTTAGCATTTTGTAAAGATATATCAAATCCTGATAATTCATGTGGATTTAATTTAAGTAATGTAATTTTCCTTTTTATTCTTTCTAAATCTAATATTTTACTTAATTTTTTAGAAATTTTTTTAAATAAATTATCATTCATAAATAATTCAATTTTATCATATCTATTATTTAATTCTTTTTTACAAATTATTGGATTTAATAATCTATCTTTGAATAATCTAGAACCAAATGAAGTATTGCATCTATTTAAAATATCAAGAAGTGGTTTGTCATTAGTATTCAAACTTATAATATTTAATTGTAAAGTACTATCATATTCTAAATTCAAATATTTATTAATTTCAAGAATTTCAGGTCTATAAATGTCTTGTAATATATCCGAATTATGGTCATAAGCAAATTGTAATAAATAACAAAATGATATTCTAGCAAAATTTAAAAATTCTAAATTTAATAAATCAATTATTGAAAGTTGTGTTTTTATACTTTTATAAACTTTCTTTAATATTTTTTCTTGATATTTAATATCTTGCATAATATCTATATATTCATATTTATTCCATAATTTGTGAATTAATATACTATTTAAATTTAAATTTAATAATATTTCTTCCTTATCTTTCTCATTTAAACTATTATCACATAAAAAAACAATTTCACATGGATTATAATTAATGATTAATCTAAATACTTCATTATTAACTAAATCAATATCATCTTTATTTGAACCAATTTCATAAACATAACATTTTCCCGTACTTATATCAATAAAAGAGATACCAATAACTAATAAATTATTTATTTTTTCATAATATATTGACATAAGATAGTTAGTTTTTTTTGTATTACAATTCATATTCATTCCAGGACTCATTATTTCTGTTACTTTTCTATCTGGATTTGGGGGTTCTGTTACTTGTTCTATCATTACAATAGTGTAATTATTTTGTAGTAATATATTTTGATATTTTGTAATTGTATAAAGTGGAAACCCTGCCATCAAAGGATTATGAGTATTAACTTCAACAACTGATTTATTTTTTTTGATATTGTAATATTACATATATCAGCAACTTTATAGATTTCACTATCTGTATCATCTGTTATTGAATATAATTCAAAAAATGAACCTACTTGCATTAAAACAATTGTTCTCTCTCCATATTTCTTTTTATATTCTTTTGTATAAAAAATATAATCATCTATTATCATTATGATATTGATATTATATATAATTAAATTCTTATATATTCATATTCTATAAAATTAAAAAATTGATAAAATTTTAAATATTTTATAAAATACAAGATATGGATTTAAATATTGCAGAGTTTTTTATCGATGAATCAAAAAATTTTTTAGGAGGTGTTGTAAATAAAATTGGTTCAATAAAATTTAATAATATGTACTATAGATATTTAGATTATTATGAATTAAATCAATCTATTTGTAGATTCAAAACAGTTAATTATATTGCAATTATAATACCTATGTTAATATGTTTGATATTTTATTTTACAACAATTATATTTATTACAAAAANTGTGTTAAATTTTTATTTGAAAAAAAAAAAAGATATAGTAATAAATAACAAAAGAAAATTTTCTAATTACGATACNGTATATGATAGAAAAAATAAAATGCATAAAAAAAATTTCAACAATTTAAACAACAAATTGTATCCCTGAAAAAATTCACCAAATATTTAACTACTAAGGAAATACAATATAACAGCGATTCAACTAAACAATAATTATATGAATTGTTTAGAATCTTAACAGATTGTCTTCTAATTATATTGCACTTTTATTCTTTTTGTATAATATTGGATCTTTTTCCCCCAATATTGCAGGGTAATTTAATATTAGAAATANANTATCATNTTTTTTATATTTATATAGTTTTTNATACATTTTATAATAAATAATATAGTAATTTAATAGAAATGACTGAATATAAATTAGTAAAACAGAAAGTTATTTTGGGAAAAAAGAGAAACATTTACAAAAAAAAGGAAAGTAATAAAGAATATGTAAAATATAAATGTAAAATGATGAATGTTGTAAAATATAAAAAAATGAAAACTAAAAAATTACCAAAAAAAAGAAAATTATCAAGAAAAACAAAAAAAAGAGGAGGTGATTATGTAACAACAAAATTCGAGTCCTACACTCCCCACCAAAAAGCGCATATGTTATTAAGAGGAATTAGAGACAGTCAAAATAGAATATATACATGGCAACACCAAGTTGACACTAATAATGAGGCATTAATCCCTTTAAATCAATATCATGTGAATTTAATTAAGAACAATAAAAGTAACGATGTGAGTGACACCGAGCGCGAGAGTATGGCNCGTATGGTCCGTTCTGGGAAATTGATAAAGATTAATTTAACACATATGCCTAACTCTGAGAAGGAAGTGCAATTAGAAAAAACTAATAAAGAATTCTTTCGAGATCGTAATATTCGTTCCAACACAGTACCAGTTTCCCCAAAACAAGAGAAACGATTTAGTTATGTTTCACATATACAACAAGGAACACCTGCTTTAAGAAATCCCAATGGTCCCCCACCGCTCTATATAGATGATAATAATACATGCAAGGGACAAATCTCAAAAGACAGGAAATTAAAAGTACCTTATTGTAAAGTATATGATGAGTCGATCAAGAACTATCGTTACTTTCCCGATCAGGAGTGTGATAATGTTCCTAATAAGTGTGTACTAGATGATGGNGCAACTAAAGCATTTAATAGTTTCGTTGAAAATCCCAAAATTGGATCAGTGAGTATCAGTGGTCTAACGGCACGAGAAGCTGCACACGCCGCAGCTACAAAATACGCNGCGAGTAAAGGCGGTAAAAGAAGAAAGGTTAAGAAATCAGTAAAAACTAAAAAATTTAAATAAATACCAAAACATTATAAAATTCTTCACTTGAAATAGTTTCTTTTTCAATTAATAATTTAGCAACATTTCTAATATTATCAATATTATTTTCAAGAATATTTTTTACATGTTTATAACTTTTATTAACAATTTTCAATATTTCTTTATCTATTTTATTTTGTAATGATTTTGATATTTCATTTTCATTAATACCAAAAGTACCAATTTCTTTAGACATTCCATAATCAACTATCATACTTCTTGCAATTGATGAAACTCTTTCTAAATCATTGCTTGCACCAGTAGTAACTTCATCATCTCCGAATATAATTTCTTCTGCAACTCGTCCACCTAAAGCAACCTGAATAAGTGATTCTAAATATTCTCTAGTTAATAATCCAGATGAAATTCTTTCTTCATCAGGAGTAAAAATTGTTAATCCTCCANCATTACCTCTTGGTGCAATTGAAATTCTTGATACTTTATCATAATTATNTTTATATNCTGCTATAATTGCATGACCAGCTTCGTGAACAGCAANAATTTCTTTCATTTTTTGAGAATAATTATTGTTTTTCTTTTGTGATCCTAAGGTAATTCTATCTAATGCAGNTATAATATCATAATTAGTAATAATTGTTGCATTATTTCTTACTGTAAATATAGCGGCCTCATTCATTAAATTTTCAAGAGAGGCACCAGAAAAATTTGGTGTACTTCTAGCAATTTCTTGAAGATTTACATTTTTTGCAAGTGGTTTATTTTTAGCATATAATTTTAAAATTTCTAATCTTCCTTGATAATTGGGATTATCAATATATACTCTTCTATCAAATCTACCAGGTCTTAATAAAGCGCTATCTAATATATCTTCTCTGTTTGTTGCAGCAATAACAATTACACCAGTATTACCTTGAAAACCATCCATTTCAGCAAGTAATTGATTTAGAGTTTGTTCTCTTTCATCATTTCCCATACCCATAGCACTACTTCTTTGTTTTCCAATAGCATCAATTTCGTCAATAAAAATAATAGAAGGATTATTTTCTTTGGCATTTTTGAATAATTCTCTAACTCTAGAAGCACCTGATCCAACAAATAATTCAATAAATTCTGAACCAGATACAGAGAAAAATGGAACACCTGATTCTCCAGCAACAGCTCTTGCAAGTAAAGTTTTTCCAGTTCCAGGGGGTCCTTCTAAAATAATTCCTCTTGGAATTTGTGCACCTAATTTAGTAAATCTTTCCTCGTCTTTCAAAAATTGAACAACTTCTTCTAGTTCTAATTTTGCAGTATCAATTCCAACAACATCATCAAATGTGACATCTATATTTTTTATCATTTTAAGATTTTGATTCATCATCATATTATTTCCAAATCCAGGATTATTGGATGTAAATAATCTTAATACTTGAATAATTACTAAAAAAATAGTTAAATATAAAATAACACCTTCAAATGCTTTTGCATATTTAATTGCATTTCTATTTTGTACTTCAATAATTACATTATTATCTAGTAATGTATCCATTAAATTATTATCATTTGGTAATAAATCTATTTTCAATATTTTTTCTTTATCATTTAATAGTAATATTTTTTTTCCATCATCCATAAAAAGAGTTTTTTTTATATGACCATTTTCTACTTCTTTAATAAATTCAGTATATCTTATATTTTCAATTTCTTGTTTTTTAAAAAATTTATCTATATATGGACTTGCATTCTCAAAAAGACATAATGGTTTCATATTTAATTTTCTAAGATAAATTGTATTCGAAAAACTATTTACATTATTAAAATAAAAAATTATTAATAATATATATTTATTCATTTTATATTATATTAATTTATTTAAATTTATATATTTTTCAAATATCTATTTTACGATTATATCTATACTCTTCATTGTCTGTTGCTATTTCATATTCTGCGTTATTATATATTTTATTTGTTGAATTATTTGGAAGTGTTTTTAATATATTCATTTTATCAAATAATAACCGAAACAATGTTTTATCAAAGTCTTGAATTTTAGGATTTGGAAATAATCTTTGTATATAATTATATTTGAAATCATTAATAATACTGGAAATACTATCAATATAATTATCTAAACGACTATCTTTTTTATAAAATTTATTTCTAATTATTTCAATTACTACTTTAAATTCACAATACATATGATAAGAGTCATAATGTTTATTTACTAAAATATTCAAATCATTAGGTAATACTATACTTTCGGAAAAATCTGTTAAATACCATATATAACCATAATAATTTATATAATATAATTTATCATATAGTTTATAACAAATATATGTATTTTTTTCTATAATTTCTTCAAAACTATAAAATATATTTTTATTATTTATATTTGTATTAATTAGTCCTGTTTTTGTATGATATGATATTGTTGCCATCAATAATTGTTGTATCATATTGATAATAATATCAACATGAAAATGTTGTATTTTTTCTTCTTTTTCAATTAAATTGAATAAATTATTATCAAAATATTGAGAAAAAGATATCGTTTTATCTTTTAATAGAACTGAATTATATAAGAAAGGTATATGAATATTATCTATAAATTGTAGATTTAAATATTTTAAAATATCATTATGTTGTTTATGCCTTATCCTTGTTATATTATTTTTGTATATTCCTGTATTATTATTATTAATTATGTTTACAAAAAACTCAACATTTTTTTGTATATCTTTATAATAATAAAGGTATTTTGGTACTAAATTTTCGAAGTGATATTTATTAATATTCATACCATAACTATTATATTTGAAATCAGTAATATTTTCTAGCATAGTGTTAATAGTAATAGTATTATTATTGATTGTAACTTTTTCCAAGTCTTTNTAAATTTTATTTGGTATATATGTTGATAATTCATCATCCATAGAACCTGCAAATATGTCTGTACCAAGGATATAATCGCCATCTTTAGTTTTTTTTATATTTCCTTCTTTTGTAGCTTCCACTGAAAATACCAAATTGTTATACTTTCCTGTTTCCAATAATTGTTTAATTTCTTTAACTTCTTTATCAACAATTTTCTTCCATTTAACTTTATCTTCTTCTTTAAATGGAAACCTGGCTTTCCATCCTGTTGATATCCCTATACTACGAACTAGTGGATAATATTTACTATATTTATTATAAATTCTTATTTTTCCATTACCCCCACCCTTATCATCAGTTTTATGGTCTTCGTGATTATCATTGAATATATATAATGTATCTTTGCCTCTTTTATTATGTTTAATTTCCCATTCAAAATCTCCAAGTTGTTGCGGTTTTAAATATACAGATGGTATAATATTTATTTTTTTTTCTTGNAATTTTTTTTTTCCAGGATAGAAATTTTTTTTTAATACTACAAATGATTTTTTAAATTCTGCCTTCTGGATATAAAAATTATTAGGGTTTTTTGGCGAAGAAGGAGGAGATGCAGGTTTAGGCGGAGAACCTTTTTTAGGAGGA